CGCGCTGGCTATGTCGCCGGCGAAACGACCGCCGACATCATCCGCAAGATTCGCGGAACGAAGGCGCTGCGGTACGAGGACGGCTTGCTCGCCAAGCCGCGCCGCGACATCGCCGCCATCGTGCAATCGGCGCTGTCGCATACGGCACAGACTGCCCGCCAAGCCTCATACGACGCGAACGCCGACCTCGTGAAGGCGCTGCGCTGGGTGTCGACCTTGGACAGCCGCACGTCACCGATGTGCCGCGTGCGCGATGGCCTGCTCTACAGCGCGACCTTGCCGCACCGCCCGCAGGGTCACACGGTGCCGTGGGGCGATGGCCCGGGCCGCCTGCACTTCAACTGCCGGTCGGTGAGCGTGCCGGTCCTCAAGTCCTGGCGCGAGCTGGGCATCGATGCCGACGAGGCGCCCGCCGGGACGCGCGCAAGCATGGACGGGCAGGTGCCGGCCGACATGACCTACGCGCAGTGGTTCGCGCGCCAGAGCGCGGCCCGGCAGGATGAGATCGTCGGCGCGAAGCGGGGCGAATTGTTCCGGGCGGGCCGCCTCAGCTTCGACAAGTTCACCGACGACCGCGGGCGCTGGTTGTCGCTCGACGACCTACGGAAGCGCTGGGGTTGACTCGGCCGCCGAACGTGCCACGCTTATCCAAGATGGCGAAGTTTCGCGTAGTCGAAGGGCGGCCGGACACGAGTCCGGCGGGGCAGGTGCGCAAGCGCATCCGCAAGTCCGCGCGCGACTGGCCGGCCTGCGTTGCGTGCGGTGGCCGCGAGACGGTCGTGGCGGCAATCGGCAACGTCAAGAACAAGCTGTGCGTCGCGTGCCTGATGGGCGGGCGGCGCGTAGTCATCGGCTAACACCCGCACCACCCCCACACAACAACGGCCCCCACGCGGGGCCGTTTTCGTTTCCGGCCCTCGCTCAGCGACGGCCCCCAGCGCTAAGCGCACAACCAGCCCAAGGGGCATACCGTGACCGAGATCGACAAGGACTCGCCTGAGTTCAAGCAAGCCGTGGCCGATGCAATCGCCGCCGAGGTCGAAGGCCTCAAGGCGAAGAACGCCGAGCTGATCGCAAAAAACAAGAAGCTGCAGGCCGGCGCAACCATCACGCCGGATGACTTGGCGGCCGTCGAGTCAGACCGCGAGGAGTGGAAGAGCAAGTTCCTTGCCGCTGAGAAAGCAGCCAAGAAGCTCACCACCGACCTCGAAGTCGCCACCAAGAAGGCCGCCGACATCGACTCGGCCTACAGCCGCAGCGTCGCCGACGCAGCCCTCACCGAAGCCCTGAGCAAGGCCGGCGTCACGCCCGCGCTGCTCAAGGCCGCGAAGGCGCTGCACGGCAGCGCGCTGCAGGTGGTCGACGACAACGGCGCACGGACGGTCAAGGCGGGCGACAAGGCCCTGTCGGACTTCATCACGGAATGGGCCAGCACTGACGAAGGCAAGCACTTCGTCGCGGCGGCCGACACCCAAGGCGGCGGCTCGCATGGCGGGCGCGGCGCACACCAACCACCCCAAGGCAACGCAGCTGGCACGCGGAGCGAAGCCGTTACCCGCGCCGAACAGCTGCTCCGCCAACACGCATCCGAGGAGTAACACATGGCACTCACCAACATGAAGGTCTTTAACAAGACCGTGCAGACCATGGCGACCGAGAAGCTCGCCCAGGACGTCGAGAAGTTCAACGCGGCAAGCGGTGGCGCGATCACCCTGACCGCCGATGGCTTCGAAGGCGATTACCGCTACGAGAACTTCTGGGCCAGCCTCCACGCCGCCCAGCGCCGCGTCGACCGCTACGCCACCAACGCGGCCGCGTCCGCCACCAACCTCGCGCAGCTGCAGGCAGTCGGCGTCAAGGTCGCCGGCGGTTTCGGCCCGATCGCGTGGGAGCCTGGCCAGCTGGCCTGGGTGCAGAAGTCGCCGGCGGAAGCCGCGGCCGTGGTCTCCAAGTACCTCGCCGAAGCGATCCTCAAGGATCAGCTCAACAGCGCTATCGCCGCGCTCGTGGCCGCCATCGAAGCGGGCACCACGAACACCGTCTACGACGCCAACACCGGGCCAATCACCTACGCTGACCTGAACAACGCGCACGCGCTGTTCGGCGACCAGTCGGGCCTGATCATCGCGAACGTCATGGACGGCGTGACCTACCACAAGTTCATCGGCCAGAACATCGCCAACGCGGGCACCCTGTTCGACTACCAGGGCGTTCGCGTGGTCGACATCCTCGGCCGCCGCGTGGTGGTCACTGATGCCCCGGCGCTGCGCGAATCCCCGTCCACCGCGGCGAACGATGCCAAGGTGCTGGGCCTGGTGCAGGGCGCGGCGACCGTGTACGACGGCAGCGACCTGATCACCAACCTGCAGACGACCAACGGCAAGGAGCGCATCGAGACCACCTGGCAGGCCGACTACACCTTCGGCCTGGCGCTCAAGGGCTTCGCGTGGGATACCACCAGCGGCGGCAAGTCGCCGACCGACACCGAGATCGCGACCGGCGCGAACTGGGACAAGGTGGCGACCAGCTGGAAGCACACCGCGGGCGTCATGGTCACCGGCATCACGACCAGCTCGTAAGGAGATCATGGGAGGGCGGCTCCGGCCGCCCTCTCTCTTCGCATGGACGACACCCAAGCAGAACGCACCAAGTACGTCGAGACGTGGAAACACGACGACTACGCACGTTCATCGCCGGGGCTTCGACACCTGCCCGGCGCACTCGCGTGGATGCAGCCAGAGCCAGGCGCGGCGTTCACCGACTGGGGTAGCGGCAGCGGCCAGGCCGCCGACGCGATGATCGAGCAGGGGTTCGAGGTCCGCATGGTGGACATCGCCGCCAACGCCTACCGCGGCCCGCACGGCCCGGTGATCGAGGCGTGCTTGTGGGAACTGCCCGCCGACATGACGGCAACGGATTACGGATTTTGCGCTGATGTGATGGAGCACTTGCCGCCCGAACGGGTGCCGCAGGTGTTCGAGCAGATCAAAGCACGCACCAACAAGGCCTGCTACTTCCAGATCGCGCTGTTCCGAGACAACTGGTACGGCCGCGAACTGCACCTGAGCGTGTTTCCGGTGGAGTGGTGGGAGGCGGAACTGGGCAAGGTATTCAGTGAGGTCGAGATCCAGGTGATCCCGCGCAAGCACGTGCTCGCGGTGGCGCGCCCATGAAGTCGTTTCGTGAGCTGATCCTCGCCCACAAGGGCAAGCGCATTTGCGTCATGGGCGGTGCCCCGGGCCTGGCCGAGCAACTGGCCGGCATCGAGGCTGACGTCTATATCAGCACCAACGCCCACGGCGTCGAGCTGAGGAAGCCCGACTACCTGCTGGCGATGGACGAGACGCACAGCCGCGAGCGGTGCGAGATGGGCGCTTTCCTGCGCGAGCGCAGCGACGCCCCGATCATCTCGCCGCACGGCTACGCCGATATTCGGCTCGGCCACTGGCCGCAGCATCCGCGGTTCGTGCTATCGGGCATGGTCGCCACATGGGCGGCCTGGGCGATGGGCGCGAAGGTCGTGATCCTCGCCGGCTGCGATGGCTACGGCGGCGAGCCCGGGTACGTCGAGGAAGCGCGCAAGATCGCGCGCGACGTGCACTGTCCCGTCCGGGTTGCCGGCGCGGGGCCGCTGGTCGAGGTGTGGCCGGCCTATAACAAGACCGAGCGGTTCACTAAATACAAGCCGCACGCAGCGATCGAGGGCCTGCTCGGCGTCGACGGCGCGGTGCGCGTGCGCGCGCTCAAGCCCTGCACGATCGCGCGCATCGACGTGGCCAAGGGTGGCGAGATCACCGCGCTGCGGCACGAGGTCGCCAAGCTGTTGAAGCACCGCATGGTGGAGGAACTCTGATGGCCCTGATTGTCGAGAACGGCAGCCAGGTCGCCGGCGCAGAGTCCTACGCCAGCGTGGCCGATGCCTCGACCTATTTCACCGCGCGGGCAAACGCCGCATGGGCTGCGCTGGCGTCCGACGCGCTGCGCGAGGCTGCGCTGCGGCAGGCGTGCGACTACATCGAGGCGGTCTATGGCCTGCGCTGGAAGGGCGAGCGGGTTGCGATCACGCAAGCGCTCAGCTGGCCGCGCACGTGCGTGT